CGCCTTCCACACCGAGTGGGAGATGGCCGTCGCCGGCGAGACGATGTTCGTGCCGCTGTTCTTCGCGTGGCACCAGCACGAGGTCTACCGGGCCACGGCCATCGGGATCTCCCCGGTCATCGCGTCATACACCGAGGACGAGCGCGTGCTGCGCCGGCTTGGCATCGACGACGACCAGCTGGCGTGGCGGCGCTGGAAGATTCGCGACCTCGGCGGCGACCTCCTGCAGTTCCACCAGGAGTTCCCCGCCGACCCCGAAGAAGCGTTCCTGTCGACCGGCACGAATGCGTTCCCGGCCGACGCGCTCAAGGCCCACTACGTGCCTGACGCCGGCTACCGCGGGCTCATGATCGAGGACCACGAGGGCGTGAAGTTCAAGGCCAGCGCCGACGGCCACCTGGTCGTGTTCAAGGCGCCGTCGCGGGACATGGAGTTCGGCGAGTACGTGATTGGCGCCGACCCGACGAACACGACCCGCGGCGACTACGCGGTGGCCCAGGTCGTGAATCGACGCACGCTCGAGCAGGTCGCTGTGATGCGTCTCCGCTGCGATGCGGTCGAGTTCGGCAAGCACCTCTACCGCCTCGGTGAGTACTACAACTTCGCCACCGTCGGGCCCGAGGTCGAAGGCCCCGGCGGGCTGACGATCGGCACCCTGCAGGGGCTCGCCTACCCGAACATCTACATGCGCGCCGAGAAGCTCGACAAGACGCCCGGCAAGCTCACCGGCTCGCAATGGGGATGGTCGACGTCGCTGCAGACCAAGCACATCGCGGTTGGCTACGGAATCAACGCGCTGACTCAATCGAGCCTGCTGATTCACGACCCGATCACCTACAAGGAGATGAAGAACTACGTCACGTTGCCGAACGGTGGGTACGGCAACGGCGACGGCTCACCGAACGACGACACGGTGATGGCGCTGCTGATCGCGCTGGCGATCCACTTCACCGACGCTCCCCCGCTCGGCTACGGCCAACAGACGCACGGCGTCACGACGAACATGCAGCTCGCCGACACCGTGAAGGCGAGCGACTATATGCAGCGGCTCGGGCTCACCGCCGAGCAGGCGGCCGCCGTGCCGGGTCTGCAGAACGATCTACAAGACCACTTTCCCGATGACCTTTACGGCGTCATTGAGCAAGTCGAACCCGATGAGGATTACTGAACATGCCCATGTACGGATTCATCTGCCCGAATTGCGGTGCGACTACCGAGGAGTTCGGGCCCATCAAGATCGGGCCGCCGAGCTACGTCGGATGCGATTCATGCACTGAGCCCGGGGAAGCGTTCGTGCAGATGGTGCGCGACTACAAGACCGACGCCCCATTCATCGCGCCGGTCCCCCAGCAGTACTACTCCCCCTCCCTCGGCCGGCTCGTCTCCGACCAGAAGCACGTCACCGAGGCGATGAAGCAGATCACCGAGGACTCGGTTGCTCGCACCGGCTACGAGCCGAAGCTCCAGGCGATGCACCACTCCGAGATCCAGCCGGCGACCGAATCACACCGGGACCCGACCGGTCAGGCGCTCGAGAACGCCATGAAGGCCGCGCACGACGGCGCGGGGAAGCCGAACAAGGTGGCCGCGGCGTGAGTCCCCGGCCGGACCTGTGCCCGATCTGCGAGCAGAAGCCGCGGCATCACGGGCACCACGAGCTCGACCGGTGCAGCACCGATGCGGCCGAAGAGCACCGCGAGCAGGAGTTCGCGAATTGGGTGCACCGCAACAACCGCTGGATGTCGCCGCTCCGGTAGCCATTCAGCGAATCATCCCGTCATCCAGCTAACATCCCGGCATGGCCAGCACCGCGTCCGCCTCTACTCGCACCCAGCAGACGGACGCTCACCTCATCGGCGAGCTCGACACGCTGTTTCAGGACGCGCGCTCTCGCCGCCGGCCGATGGTGTCGCGCTGGCTCCGTAACTACGCCATCGTCAACTCCCGGCCCTGGTCCGCCAGCCGTGCCTCGTGGAAGCCGGCGCCCGACGTCCCCGAGATCTTCCCGATCCTGTCGGCCCGGGTCGCGTGGGTGCGGGAGACGACCCCGCAGTTCGACGCGATGCCGGTGTCGGACCCCAATTCGGCGTTCTACGACTTCTACCTCGACTTGGGCAACGACCTGAAGATCACGATGAATAGCTGCTGGGACGAGCAGCGATTCGACCCGGAGCTCGAGCGGATGCTGTGGGACGTCCAGATGTACGGGACGGGGATCTCCAAGACGCTCTGGGACCCCACCGCGGTCGACGGGCTCGGCAACGTCACCATGAAGCGCGTCGACCCGTTCTGCTTCTACCCCGACCCCGACGCCCATTCGCTCGACGACGCGAATTACATGTTCGAAGTCCAGCGAATCAGCATCGCGGAGCTCGACCGCCGGTTCCCTGGGGCGGCCGGCCAGCTCGTCGGCGGCGACGGGACCGAATCACTCCCCGACGATTCGCCGTCGCAGCTCGGCGACCGCGGTCAAGGGTCGGGTGGGCTCGAGCCTCTCGGTCGGTCTGGCAAGAATCCCGCCGGCAACGACACGAATCCGCGCTGGTCGCTCACCACCGAGAAGTCGGCGCCGTTCCGTTCGGCCACCGATCACGTCGTCGTGTACTACGCGTGGCTCCGCGAGACGTCGGACGCCCGGGTGCCCGAGCTCGAGCTGGCCGCCGATCCGACGACGCCCCGCGAGCTTCTCGACGAGGACGAGGAGCGGAACCCGATGACCCGGCCCGACAAGCCGCGCACCGATTCGTGGCGCTGCGTCGTCTACTGCGGCGCCACGGTGCTCCTCGACGAGTTCGCCGACGATCTCTGGTCGCACGGCAAGCACCCGTACGATCGATTCGTCGAGCAGGAGATGGGCGAGTTCTGGGGCCGTTCGATGGTCGACCTCCTCGCCTCGGCCCAGGTCAGCGTCAACCGGCTCCTGGCCGCCATCGAGCACAACATCTGGCTCATGGGCAACCCGATCATGGTCGAGGACAAGCGCTCGGGTATCCCGCGCGCGACGATCACCAACCGCCCGGGTCAGCGGCTCACGACGAACCCGGGGTCGAAGATCGATTGGCTGTCGCCTCCGCAGATGCAGCCGCAGATGGCCGTCGAGCTCCTCCGCTTCTACATCGGCGAGATGGAACGAATCAGCGGGATCTCCGGCATGGTTCGCGGTGCGACTCCGACCGGCCGGAATGCGAGCTCGGTTCTCGATTCACTTCAGGAGGCGGCATTCGTGCGCGTCCGCCTGATGATTCGGAACCTCGAGACGATGCTGAAGGGCGTCGCCGAAAAGACGGCCAGCCTGATCTGCGAGTTCTACGACACGCCGCGGATCGTGTCGCTCGTCGGCCCGAGCGGCGAGCAGACGGCGCTGGCCATTCGCGGCGAGCACTTCTACACGTCGTCGGACAAGGGTCGGGTCCCGATGCGTTTCCAGATCAGCGTCGAGGCCGGCTCCTCGCTCCCGACGTCGAAGCAGGCTCGCATGGCCGAGGCCGACACGCTGTACGCGATGCAGGCCATCGACCGCGAAGCGGTGCTCGAGGCCCACAACTTCCCGGGCCGCAAGGAGATCGTGAAGCGCCAGGCCGAGAAGGAAGCGGTCGAGGGCCCCATGCAGCCGACGGCGCGGGCCGCGGCCGGCCGAACGAGCTGATTCATCCCACCCGTCCAGCTATCCCGCCATTCGTCCCGTCATCGCGGTACGATCAGCCGGCAATCACCTCTCGACAGGAGCGAATCATGCCTGCATCCCCCACCAGCGCTGCCAAGGGCGGCCACAAGATCAAGCCGATCGGCCAGACGTCGGGCAAGCACTTCGGCACCGACGACCGCAAGACCCAGGTCGGCCGGTCGTCCACGCCCACCGGGACCCAGATCCTCGGCAAGTGATCGCTGGGGGTCGGCCGGCGCTCCCCCCGCCGGCCGACCCCTGACGTTCTCGAAAGGACTTCCTGATGGCCGTTGGCTCTCGTTCGACGAACACGATGACGGAAGGCTTGCGCGCCCTCCTCTCGAATCTCTCCGACATGAAGGTGCTGCCCGACGCGGACCTGCAGTTCTTGCTCACCATCGAGCAGCAGATCGTCGCGAAGCTGCGCGAGCCGTACGACCGTCAGCTGCAGGGCGGCGGCGGGCCTTCCGGTCCCCCGCCCGGCATGGGTGGCGGCCCGGGCTCGATGGCCGGCGCGATGACCCAGCAGGGGATGCCGGGTCAGTCGGCCGGTCCGTCGCAGATCCCCGGCGTGATGCAGGGCCGCCAGCAGCCTTCGCCCGACGAGCTCGCCCGTGTTCTCGGACAGGGCATCGGAGGGGGTGGTCCTGCGTGACGGCCCGTAGCCACACGCGGACAACCCGACGCCAGAAGCGTCGCCAGCTGATTCGCCTCATGCGAAAGGCCGGCGTTTCGAATCAGACGCAATTCCGCGCTCTGAATCCGCGACCTGAACGAACCATCCCGCGCCCCGCCGCGGACAACTGAGGAGCCCACGATGTCCGACATCCCTGTCGAGCTCACCGACCCGACGGCTGAACTGGCCGAAGCCATGCGCGCCCGCATGCGCATCACCGACGATGGGGGTGAGAATGACGAGGTCGAGGACCCGGAGCTCGAGCAGCAGCAGGAGCCGGCCGACGAGGTCGAGGTCCCGAATCACGACGACGCGAATCAGCAGGTAGTCGAGGGCTCCGGTGGGGCTGTCCCTCGGATGGGAGCAGATGGGGGGGGCGGAGGTCAGGAGGCGGAGCCTCCTGTGGAAGTCGAGGATGTCCCCGAGTTCATCCAGTTCGGCTCCATTCGAATCCCCCGCTCCCAGGAGCAGGAGCTCGAGCAGCTGTACCGGTGGGCCCAGGAGCAGATTCTCGCGGCGCCGGTCGCCCCGCCGGCTGGCCAGCAGCAGCCCGTTCTCCCGGCTGATCCCCCGGCGCCCGCATTCAATCCAGAGGACTTCGTCGACCCGGACCTGGCCCGCGTCGTCGATGAGCGATTCACGCAGTCGCTCGACCCGATCACCCAGCAGCTCGACCTTCTGCTCCAGGCTGAGCAGCGGCGCGAGCGCGAGGCATTCGAGCAGCACCAGATCGTCCTGAATGCCGCGGCCGAGGACGCCAAGTCCGCCTTCGCCGAGAAGTACGCGCTCACCCCCGAGCAGACCGCAGCGCTCGAGCAGGCCACGGCCGAGTCGGGATTCATCGCGGCGTACTCGCAGCGGACGCAGAACCCCCGCGAGGTATTCGATCAGGCGCTCGAGGCGACGTTCTGGGCGACGCCGGCCTTCCGCGAGGCCCAGGTGTCGGCGGCCGCCCAGCGTGCAGCAGCCGAGGCCCAGGAGGCGGCACAGCAGCAGGCCGCGGCGTCCCAGCGCCAGGCGAAGAAGTCCCGTGCCGGCGTGCTCGCTGGCGGCTCCTCGACGATTACTCGCCAGCTGGCCCCGCCTCAGACGAAGCAGGAGCGCCGGGACGCGATGGTCGCGCACCTCGAGCGGGTGGCCGCCGAATCCTGATTTCGCGAATCATTCGCGACCATCCACTCATTCGTCCCGTCATCGGGCTATCGTCCCGCGGTAGCTGAAACACCCCCTCCGCAATCATCCACTCACGGAGGACAAATCCGATGGCAACCCCCCTCGGTGCCGACACGCTCACCACGGTCAGCCGTGAGTTCGTGCTGCCGGACTTCATCGACCAGGTCTACCTGTCCAGCCCCATGCTGTTCCGTCTCATGCGATCGGGCCGGGTCAACGTCGGCGGCGGTCTGCAGATCGAGCAGCCCATCCTGACGTCTCGCCTGCCCACCGGCGGCGCGTACAGCGGCTACGACGTCCTCGACGTCGCTCCCGCCGACACGATCAAGACGGCCGCTTGGGACTGGAAGCAGTACTACGCGAACGTCACGATCGACGGGCTCACCGAGGCCCGGGTCAACACCCCGGCCGCGATCGCCGACTACGTCGCGACGTACTTCGATCAGGCCCGCATGGACCTGACCGCCAACCTCTCCCTCGACCTGTGGGCGAACATCCCCGGCGCCACGTCGCCCGGGGCTGGCTTCACCGCCAACGTCAAGGGGCTCGATGGCTTCAAGTACGCCATCTCCGATGGCTCGATCTCGGGCGCTGCGACCTACGGCGGCATCGACCGCGGCGTGACCGCGAATGCGTTCTGGAAGGCGAATTTCGATTCGTCCACCACGACGCTGACGCTCGCCGCCCTGAACACGTTCTTCGGTGCGTGCGTCAAGGGCGGCAACGCCCCGACCTCGATCTGGTCGAACCGGTTCAACTGGAACCTGTACTGGTCGAAGATCGCGGCCTTCAACCCGACGTACAACGCTCCGGTGCAGGACACCGTTCGCGACGAGCAGATGGCTCAGCTCGGGTTCACGAACCTGTACTTCAACAACACCCCGTGGATCGTCGACGACTACGCCAACGGCACCAACTCGTCGCTCGCCGCGGGCCCGACGTACTTCGTGAACGAGGAGTTCGTGAAGCTCATCGTCAACGAGAAGCGGAACTTCGACATGGGCGACTTCCGTGTCCCGACCAACCAGGACGCCATGACGTCGCTCATCCGCTTCATGGGCAACCTCGTCGTCAACAACCCCCGCACCCAGGGCGTGATGACCGCCCTGGCCAGCTGACCCAGGAGGCCACAACATGACCGGAGTCATCTCCAACCCCGCGGGCATCAACCCCCCGGGCGGCCGCACCGTGGCCCAGAGCAAGGTGTTCACCACGCTCGACGCGCAGTACGTGGTCGGCGGCACGCTGGCCATCGCTGCCGGCGAGTGCGTGTCGATCAACTCTTCGCTCGAGGCGATTCGCGGCACCACCGCTGTCGGCCGAACCCTGGTCACGGGCATCGCCGCCACGGACGCCGCTGTCGGCGAGATCGTGCAGGTCACGCACCTCGGCCTGGTCACGGGCGTCAAGGCGGACACCGGCGTCGCAGCCGGCGACCTCCTGATGCGCTCGGCCACCAACGCCGGCAACGTGAACACGGCCGCTGCACCCGGCGTCGGCGTCGCAACGGCCGTCCTGGGCGTGGCGCTCACCGCCGAGTCGGGCAACCGCATCGCGGCCTTCATCTACCCGAGCGGCGCCCGCGCCACCGGCTGATTCATTCACCCTCGAGCTACGGGCCAGGCGTCAATCCCTCGGGACGGACGCCTGGCCCGTTGTGCAAGGAGACGACATGCTCAAGTCCACCAAGCCCACCGTCACCAACAGCGCCGTGAAGTACGTCAACGCGTCCAAGATCTCTGTCGGCGACTACGTCACGGTTCTCATCACCGTTCCCTCGAGCGCGGCCAACTCGGTCTACCTCGGTGGTCCGAACGTCACGACGGGCAACGGCTACCCGATCGCGGCGGGAGCGACCTGGGGCTTCGACAAGCTCGGCCCCGGCGACGACGTCTACCTGGTCGCGCCGGCGAACACCGACGTCAACATTCTCGTCGCCGGTCTGTAGGTCGCATGGGAATGAAGCTGGAGGGCCCGAGCGGTGGCGGTGGGCTGTCCACGTCAGTCACCGCCACCGGCGGCACCGTCACCACCCCCGGCGACGGGTACAAATACCACACGTTCACCGCGTCCGGTTCGTTCGTCATCTCCGCCCTCGCCGGCTCCCCGTTCGTCGAGGTGCTCCTTGTCGGTGGTGGTGGTGGTGGAGGCACCGACGCCGCCGGTGGTGGTGGTGGTGGTGGTGTCGTCGTGTCCGGTTTCGTTCCCGCCGTCGGCACCTACACCGTCACCGTCGGCGCCGGCGGCGCGGCCGGTGGAACGTCCGGTGGAGATAGCTACGTCACCGGCACCAACATCGTTAACGCCCTCGCCGCGGTCGGCGGCGGCGGCGGTTCGTTGGGCGGCAGCCCCGGCGCGCCGGCCAAGATCGGCGGCAGCGGCGGCGGCGGCGGCGGTTGGTACAACATCGCGCTCAACCTCGCCGGCGCCGCAGGTCTGCGCGGCCAGGGCAACGCCGGCGGCAGCGGTCCCAACGCTGGCGCGGGTGGCGGCGGCGGCGGCGCCTCGGCAGCCGGCGGCGCGTTCTCGTCGACCAACGGTGGCGCCGGCGGCGACGGCCGAACCGTGTGGGGCAACACCTACGGCGGCGGCGGCGGCGGCGGTAACGGATCATCGTCGACCAACACCGTCAACGCCGGCGGCACCGGCGGCGGCGGCAACGGGCAGCGCGCCGCCGGCGTCCCCGGCGCAGCCGGCACCGCGAACACCGGCGGCGGCGGCGGCGGCGGTTGGGAAGGCTCAGGCACCCGCGCCGGCGGCGCCGGAGGCTCCGGCATCGTCGTCATTCGATACAAGCTCTAACCCGAGGAGATCACCCCATGTCCACCACGTTCGACCAGGCCCCGGCCCGTGTCCTCATGGACCGCCCCGACGCCGGTCGCGTCGGCTTCCGGTACGCGATCTAGGAGACAAGACGATGGGCATGACGATCTCACAACCGGGCGGCGGTGGTGGCGGCGGCGCAGCCGGTCCTGCTGGACCTCCCGGTGACAGCGCGTATCAGATCGCGGTCGCGAACGGCTTCGTCGGCAACGAGGCGGCGTGGCTCCTCTCACTGAAGGGCGCCAACGGCACCAACGGCACCAATGGGACCAACGGCACGAATGGCACCAACGGGACCAACGGGACCAACGGCAAGTCGGCGTACCAGATCGCGCTCGACAACGGGTTCGTCGGGAATCAGGTCGCCTGGCTCGCCTCGCTTCGCGGAGAGAACGGCGCTGCGGGAGCTGACGGTGTCGACGGGCTCTCGGCGTATGAGGTCGCGCTCGCTGACGGATTCGAGGGGGACCAGACGGAATGGCTCGCGTCGCTCACTGGCCCCACCGGCGCAGACGGCCCGCAGGGCGACCCCGGCATCGGCGTCGCGGTGCTCGGCTCGGGCGAGTCGTCAGCCGGCCTCCCGAACGGAACGATCGTGATTCGGATGCCGTAATGGCGCTCCTCTTTCGCAATCAGTTCTACGGGCTGCCGGATGTGACCCGGGTCTACCCCGGGGTCCAGGGCGTGAATGACATCGGCGCGCCTCACCATTGCGAATCATTCCCCGAGCCCGGGCACGCGTTCTCGACGATCACGAGCTACCGGGGCACCAACGGGCTCGGGCCGTACATCGAATGCGCCGCGTTCGTGAACCGAACCAACAACATCGGCTGGCGCCTCTCGCCCGACTGGTGGACCGAGGCCACGGCCAGCGACACCTACTCGTTCACCTACGAGATGTACTGGATCGCCGACTACATCCAGCTCGACCGGCGCCGCTTCCTGACCGCCTTCGACGGGACGACGCGCCGCTGGGGGCTCGAGATCTACCCCAAGGCATCGTTCTTCGATCCCGACTACACGGCCAACAAGGTCGCGCTCGTCGGGCCCACCGGCACGATCCTCTCGGGCGGCACGGTCACCATGTATCCGAACACCTGGTACAAGTTCGAGGTCGAGGCAAAGCCAACGACCAACAAGCTCGTGATCCGGATGTATCAGGACGCGGGCGGCGGCGCGTGGACGCTCTGGACGACGCTCACCGCTGCGTCGGGCACGTTCACCGCGAATCGAATCTGGCACGGCACCTTCACTGACCAGGCCTCGAGCTACAACGGAAACGCGATGTCGACTCGGATTCGAAACGTCTACGCGTGGGACACCTCGAATGCCGACGGTCGCTTCACCGCGACCGGCAGCTCGTTCATCGCCGACCCCTTCCCTGACAACGAATACGGAATCGTCGTGGACGGCGAGCTCGTCCCGGCCGCAGCTCAGCCGAAGATCCTCAGCGGCGGCGTGGAAGTGTCGATGGACACGACCTGGCGGCTCCCCGAGTTCGGGATTCGCGGCAAGCGCGAGGTCAAGGTCGATTACACGACCGACCCCGGCAACACGCAGTACAGCCTCGTGGACGGCAACTGCCGGTATCTGATCTTTTACCCGCCCGGTGACGCGCCCGCGGGCGGCTGGCCGTGTGTGATCTGGGTGACCACGAACTACTACTACACCGGCGACTACCTCGGCGCGCTCACTGACCACGGGCCGATGCTGACCACGCTGCTCGCCGCGGGCTGGGCGGTCGCCTCGGTGGGCGTGCGCCTGTCGTTCCTCGGTGGCGGCGGGCCGTCGTTCCCCGACCAGATCATCGACGCCAAGCTGGCCGCTCGCCACATCTACGACAACGCGACCGCCATCGACGGCGACAAACTCGTCATCGGCGGCCACTCCTCGGGCGGTTCGATCGGCATGAGCGCGATGCTCTCCCGCGACCTGGCCAACAACGGCGACGGCGTCGACATGCGGCTCTCGGCCAACGGCTACACCGGGGCTGATCCGGTGTTCCTCGGCAGCCTCGTGTTCAGCGCGCCCGTCGACTTCGAGACGACCTACGCGAATGACCCGACGCACCCGTACCAATCGAACACGTCATTCGGCGGCGTGCTCGGCGGCCCGTACATCGGCGACGTTCGCGCCGCCATCCAGATCTTCTCGGGTGGATCTATCAGCGACACGTCGGCCGACCTCGACGGCCTCGATCCCTCCGAATGGGTGACCGGTGGCGCCAGCTACCCGATGCCGATTCTGTTCCTCACGAGCTCGGGCGACTGCATCGTGCCCATCTGGAACATGATCCAGCTCGAGGACGCCTATGTCGCCGAGGGAATCGCCGACCGCTTCACGTCCATCGACCAGGGCCAGATGCGTCACGACCGCGTGACGTTCATTCCGTACGCCGAAACGATCAAGCGCTGGCTCGCCGACCTGATTGCGCCCTGATTCGATCATCCCGTTACCGTCCCGTCATCGCATACACTCCCCGGTAGCTGAATCACCCCGCCACCCCAAGGAGCTCACCCCCATGACCGACCAGTACGTGAAGATCGAGAACATCGGCGACACCGATTGGAACGATGGCCAGCTCGGCCACCCGTACACGATTCCCGCCGGACTCGAGATCATCGTGCCCTGGCACATCATGTGCATGTGGCTCGGCGACCCCGAAGCCCGCGACAACGGGCGCGACGCGGTCCGCCAGGAGGAACGCTCCCGGCTGCACCTCCGCTACGGGGTCACCTCCTCGATGGAAGGCGACGATCGCCCGACCTGGGAGGAAGCAATGCCGAAGCTCGTCGCGAAGCGAATCAACGGGGAGCAGCTGGCCACCGTCGCCGACGACCCGACCGGGCTCCTGACGTCGGCCGCTGCGCCGCTTCTCACCGAGCAGGACACCGCCAGCAAGATCGCCGAGCTCGAGCGGATGCTGAACGACCTCAAGGGCCACACGCCGACCCCGGCCGCCGTCGCTCAGTCCGAGCTCGCTCCGGCCACCACCGCTGAACCCACGCCGAACACGACTGGCCAGCCGCCGGCCGACACCCCCACCCGCGGCAAGGCTGGCGCCCGTGGCTGACGTCGCCCCTCTCCTGGCCGAGCTCGAGGACAACGCGCGTCGACTCTCCCAGCTCCATGTCGAGCTCGGGACCCTTCTCGCCGCCGAGAAGAACGCCAAGGTGCTCGGCTTCAATGCCTCCCACGAGCGTTCGAACACGGCCCGGGAAACCGAGGGATCGGTGCAGGCGCTCCACATCACCGAGGACATCTTCAAGCTCCGTGCCGAAGTGCTCTCGCTCGAGGCTCGTCGCGATTACCTGGTCGTCGCGATTCCGACCCTCCTGCAGTCCAGCGCCCTGCTCGTCGGCGCGGCCTGAAGGGCTGAATCATGGCGACCGGCGACGGCGTCACCGAATGGATCGACGTCGCGGACTTCACGCCGGGTATCCATTCGGGCACCCGGTCATTCGCGACGGGGACGCCCGAGTCGGCGACCGACGGCGTCGCCCAGGTGCGTGACACCTGGGGCTGCGTCGCGAATCCGAACGGCGGGCTCGAGGCTGCCCCTCTCCTCGCGTACGAGCACGAGGACAGCCTTCAGTTCCCGTACGACGAGGAGAAGGTGATCCTCGCCGCCGCTCCGATCGGTTCGCGAATCTTGGACTTCGCCGTCGCCCAGCAGACGTTCCATGAGGACTACGTCGCCGACGCGCGCGGTGAGATCACCAACCCTCCCGATGCCGTCGCGGTCCTTCACCAGCAGTTCTATGTCGACGACGGGACCCCCTACGTTGCGGCAGCGTCGAAGGTCTATTCACTCAACGACGGGAGCTCGATTCAGAATCGTGCTGTGCAATTCATTCGGAATACGGGGATCAGCGCCGAGACGTGGGGTGTCGGCAATATCACGTTCGTTCGGTACGCCATCGATGCCGCCGGCAATTTCGCGATCGACAACTCCCCCCATCCCTTCATCACCTTCTACTTCAACTACCGCTCGGCGCTCGCTTCTGGAGCTCCGGCAAACGGACGAGTCGGGTGGATCGGAATGCCGAACGCCACCCCGTATCTCGGTGAGGTAATCCCGGTGACCGAGGCGGGTGGTCCGGCCGGCCCCGGCGACGATCCGCTTTGGGGATGGTCGGGCCTCCCTGAAGGTGACGCCTTCCGCGTGGCGTACCACCAGGGCCGACTCGTCTACTCAACGGCCACGAGCCAGATGAATCTGTTCGGTCGCCCCTACCGCGACCAGTACCGTCCGCTCGCTCAGCTCGACGACCTCTATAGCGACGAGCGCTTGCGGTACCTCGGCGTGCTGCAGCCCGACCCTCTGACGTACACGCCGAATGAGAACCTGATCCTCGTCGAGACGGGCCGACCCGACATGATCGGGGTGATGGCCTCGATCAACACGACGGAGCTCTATGTCGTGAAGGCGTCCGGTGGCGGTGTCATCGTGAGCGGGTCACTCGAGCGCCCTACGGTGTCTCGCTACCCGGGTGTCGAATCGACTGGCGCTTACCCCCACAAGTCCGTCCTCGTTCCGACTCTCGGCCTGGTCTACGGCGGCGTCGGTGGCGTGTTCGCGTGGAACGGCGGCAATCAGTCCCAGCAGCTCAGCGCGTCGCTCGACGGCACGTTCTGGCTCACGCCCGAGAACCGCGACCGTTCCCGCAGCACCGACGATGACGACAGTCGGCCCCGCCACCCCCATACGGGGTGCGGCAAGTTCGCCTACCTGTTCCCCTACGTCTACGCGCCGAACAACTGGATCATGGACGTTCGCACCGGCGGGTGGTTTCGCCTTCACCCTACCCGAGAGCAGAACCCCGAGATCGGTCACGACCTCGCCTACTTCGACGTCAGCTCGACCGGGCGCGTCTACGCAGCGCCCGACATCCAGAAGCCCGACGATCCGATCGCGTGGGTCCGATTCGCTCCGAAGTCTGGCGCACCGAAGTTCTCGTGGCGCTCTCAGCCGATCGCCCGCCAGCTCCGCGGTCGCCAGCTCGAGTTCAAGGAGCTCAACGCCGTGGTCAGCGGCAAGGGAACCATCACGGTCAGCCTGGTCGGGATCGATGGCACGACGCAGTCCAAGGTCATCGAGGTCGATGCCGACCGCCCAACGCTCGTGGTCAAGAAGTACGACATGCGCGCGTTCGACATCGAGGTTCTGATCCAGTCTGAGGGGGCATTCATTCCCGAGGTCATGGCCGTCGGGACGTTGAAGCTGGAATCAGCTCAGGATGTCGGCGGCGGCTACCGCGAGGGGGCGCTGGCGTCCGACCCCACCGTCCCCGGGCTGAAGGTCGCCGCTCCCGAGCGGTTCAACACTGGAGTCACCTTCACGGGGACCAGCTTCCCGGCAGCTCAACCCCTCCCTGATGACGACGCGTCGGGGTGGGCCCCATTCGGGGCCGGGCAGAATCTCTCGTTCCAGGTCCGGACGCCGAATGCCGGGATTCCCGCCGGCACGATCACCTGCTGGATCATTCGATACGACTTGCAGACGGCCGCGGGAGAGCATGTCGGGTACCTCTACAAGCAGGCGTACTACACGGCTGCCATGATCGAGGTCGGCACCAACTCGCATTCGATTCACGTCTGGTACCGCTCGTCGGGGACCGAGCTCCTGACGGGGCCGCAGACACAGTCGTCGCTCCGCACCTGGGCGATGGACCGCATCGTCGACAGTGAGATCCGCGAGGCGGCTCCGACGATGCACCGCTTCTCGCTCGGCTACAAGACGACGTCGGTCGCGAATCGGAACTGAAATGACGATCGGTTCGCGATTCCGATTCCTCGCCCCCTTCGCTCGACCGGAATCAATCTCCGAGCACGAGCAGAATTGGGCGAAGCTCGACGAGCGATTCAACGCGCTCCCGATCGATGTTCCGATGTTCGCGGTCGCCGGCTACCGGGACACGACGGTTCCCTCGCTGACGCTCACCAGCCTGAAGCTCCCCATCTACACCTACGGCAGCATCGACTTCGACATTCCGATCGGGTCACTGTCGACGACGATCACCTGTCGCGCCCCGGGCTGGTATCTCGTGACATGGGAGATTCTGACGGTCGCGAACGGCGAGAGTGGATACCGCCAGACACAGTGTGTGTTCACCGACGTTCCGACCGACTACGCGACGTGCTACGGCAGCTCCCTCAACTTCCCGGGCACCCAGGCTTCCGTCCACCCTGGTTCGGTCCTGGTGCCGCTGAAGATCGGGAGCACGCTCCGATTGCAGGGCTACTCCGAGTCGCCGTCAGCGCAGACGTTCAGGGTGCCTCGATTCGCCGCGCATTGGGTCCGACCGCTCGACGAGAACTTCCCGTCCTGACCGGCGTCCCGCCATTCGTCCCGTCATTCGCGGTATCATCCCGTCATGGTCACGATGGGAACGGCTCTCGCAGCGGTGCGAACCCGGCTGGATGAAAGCACCGCGACGTCGTGGACCGACCCCGAGATTCGAGCATGGATCAACGAGGGTGTCGCCGACATCGCTCGCCGGACCGAATCGATCCAGAAGTCCGCGACCATCAGCGTCGTCGCTGGCCAGCAGGAGTACACCGGCCTACCGGCGAATCTGCTGCGCCTCAATCGAGTCGAATTCATCTCGGCCGGGGCGAGTGGGCAGGTGTCGCACCTCGAGCTCCGCGAGCTGAACGCGCTCGATTCGACCTGGTACGGCGGCAAGCGGACCAGCTCCGGCCGCCCGATCTACTGCGGGCTCAGCGGCTACCCGCCGTACCTGCAGCTCACGCTCTACCCGATCCCGGCCGAGTCGGGCGCCACGATCAAGGTCTACTACTACGCCTCACCCGCGGCGCTACCTGTCGACGGCTCCGGCGACGGATTCGCGCTCGACCTCCCGACCGGCTGGGACGACCTGGTCTACGAGTACGCGACGTACCTCGCCCAGCGCCGCGACGCAACGCCGTCGTGGCAGGACACGAAGCGGATCTATGAGGAGCACCTGGGCGACATGCTGGCCATGACCGAGCGCTGGCACGACCAGCCGGGATTCATCAACAACGACGCATTCGATGACGGCTTCGGCTACGGAGGTTGGTGATGGGCGTCCTCAGCAGCGCGTACACGGCACAGAGCGGCCCGCCGAACGCCTACCCTACGAACACGAAGCAGGGCGGCACTGGCGGCAGTTCGTCGCGGACCTCCTCGTCAGTCCCGTCGATCGGGCTCGGCAGCGTCCCGGGCCCGTCGTCGCGCCCGCCGGCGGTCCCGAATCCGAACGACATCATCGTTCAGACGCCCGGCGCCGACTACGCGAAGTCGCTGACCGACACCTTCAACGGGCTCATGGCGGCCAACGCTATGCAGATGGCCGGCTTTCAGAATTCGGTCGGTGCCGCGAATCGCAAGCTCGCGTACGAGCCGGCCCTGTACGGCAACAGTCGGAACGCGCTCACGAACTCCTACAACCAGGGCGTCCAGAACATCAACATCAATCGCATCGGCAACGCGATCGATCAGGGCGCGGCCCAGCGCGACTACGACTACTACGGCGACGTCTACAACAACACGCTCAAGGGCTACCTCACCAACTACGACTTCCTGAATCAGCAGCAGGGATTCGCGACGCGCGACTACTCGACCGATTGGGACTTCCTCAACCAGCAGGCAGCGAAGTCGACCGAGGATCTGGGCTTCCGCGATCGAGGATTCGACAATCAGCTGGCCGACGCCGGCATGGCGCAGCAGGCTCGCGATCAGCAGATCCGCGAGGCAATCGCGACCGGTGGCGGTGGGCTGACTCAGGGCATCGGCGCAGATCGGAAGCAGTCGAATTACCTGTTCGACGCCGCGGGTCGCGATGTCGGACTGCAGCGGGAGCAGTCGCGGTCCGACTACGGATTCGAGCAGTCTGGAATCTCTCGCGACCGGACGAAGCTCCAGACCGGATACGACCGCGACATCGCCGGTTTCGACAACCAGCGGAAGAACATGAACATCGACCTCGAGCGTTCCGGCCTCGACCGCGACCAGCAGCAGGCTCAGGCCAACGATCGGCTCGGTCAGCTGCGACTCGAATCCGAGCGGTACAACGTCGACCAGGACGCGCTGCAGGCGAACCTCCAGAATCAGCTCGAACGGCTCGGCCTCGAGAGCTCTCTGTCGACCGGTCAGCTCCTCGACGCGATTCGCAACGGCAACGCCCAGCAGCAGCAGCTCGCCCAGCAGATCTTCATGCAGGCCGTCGCCAATACCCCCAAGAAGTGAGGTAGCCGGATGGATCGATCGGTGTCGGCTCTCATCAACTTCGGCGCGATCGATTGCTGGACGAAGCCCGGCACTCGCGTCTCCGGCATCGGCATCACGCTCGGCCACGGCTCCTGGCCGATTCAGCCCGGGTGGGACAAGACGCGCGCTACCGGCAACATCGTCGTGTGGCCAAACCCCGACGTCGGCACGGTGCGCGAGAACCCGGGGCGATTCGGGACGATCGCCGAATGGAAGCCGAAGCAGGCGACCGGGTGGTTCCTGTTCGACTTCTTCCGCCAGCTGAAGCAGTTCGCGCTCGACCTCGAAGCGATTCGCACTCCGCTGTTGGTGCCGTGGGGCCCAGGGTTCTCCGGCGCCGGCGGCACCCAGCCTGAATCGCCCGACAACGGCGTGCTCATCGATACGAAGGCCGACGGCTCCGAGGGAATCGAGATCCAGGGGCTCGCCCCCATCGAGGACAACCTGGTAGGTCGCATCAAGATCGCCCAGATCAATCAGCGCGCGATGGCCCCCGTCGCGGCGATCGGCCACTTCTGGTGCGATGGCGTGGGCCGCCGAGCTCCCGGCGTGATCGGCACCGGATCGCAGGGCCCCATCTGGAAACGGCAGGGCCTCATGCGGCCGAACTACCTGGCTGGTCCAGTCGACGACTGCATTCGCACGGTGATCTACAACGCCCAGTTCGGCACCGGCGCGACCCACGCACGCAACGGCTGGGTCGAGCACCCCGACCCGCGCCAGCCGTACCGGAACCACCCGGTCACCTTGCCGATGGGGAACGACTGGCGAATGATTCCGTGCTACCAGGGCTGGCGGCTCGTGATCTCCGACTCGCAGATCCAGGCGTGGCTCGACTGGTCTGGAGCGACCGGCGTGCTGCGCGAATCGAAGTGGTGGCTCGCGGTCAACCTCCGTGGCGACGGCCGCCGAGCAACGATGCGCGCCGCCGAATCGGGCACCGGCTGGCCGATCTTCGAATCGTCCGGTGGCGTGCAGCTCGACGAGCTCGCAGCGTGGCGGGCGCGTGGGCTGAAGGACGAGCCGACGGCGAACGCGCTCGGCGCCGGCCTGTTCGACTTCGGCCAGCTGGTCGAGGCGGCCTGAATCATCCCGCCATTCGTCCAGCCAAGGTAGGATTCCGGCATGGCCGCTCCTCCTCGCTCCCTCGCTGATGTGATGCTCGAGATCGAGCACCGGGCCACGGGCTCTCAGCCCTTCAGCTCGTGGGGCGCGGTCCAGCCCACCACGAACCCCGTGTCGGACTACAGCGCCCTCCGGCCCCCGGTGGCGGCCTCGACGCCGTACCGGCCGCTGCGGCAGCCGAATGGTGCCCTGTACGAGCTTCCAGCGGGACCCCGCTCGGCCCCGCTCAATGACTTGGGCTCGTCGGGCCGGGTGTACGCGCAGGCCCCCAATCGTGCTGCGCTCCCACCGTCCCAGATTGCCGGAGAGCTCGGCCCGGGGACTGCTCCTCGAGCGGCCTTCAATGATCTCGGCTCCTCCGGTCGCGTGTGGGCCCAGGGCACCGGCGCCGCCGAACCTCTCGCCCTCGGCCCCGGCTCCCCCCTCGCGTCCGCCCTCGGTGCCGAGGCGACGGCCGGACGGGCCGGGCTCCTGACGCGCCTTGCCCCGGGTGCTATGGCCGCCCGCGCCGGTGAGGGTGGGTACATGGCGGCGCTCCGTGGCGTGAATCCGATCAGTGCCGAGGCCGCGGCGGCCGGCGGCAAGTTCCTGGGCGTGCAGTCCGGTTCCGCTCTCGCATCCGAGGCGGGCCTGGCCAAGACGCTCGCCGGGGTCGGCAAGGGCGCCCTCGGCCCCGCGCTCGCCGGCATGGCCGTAGCACCGGTCCTGAAGGCCGGTGGCGGGGCGCTCATGGGCGGCGAGGACACCAAGGGCTGGGACCAGTACGACGCCGGACAGGGGCTCTCCGGCGCCGGTGACGCCCTTCCTGTCACCGCTGGGCTCGGCGGTGCAGCGGTGGCCCTCGGTGCGTCAGGCCCGGTCGG